TGCTCAAATAGCTTTCTGCTAATTGGGATATATCCCTCTTTCATGATCAATATATTATTCCTCTGTTCAACAGTTCTTTTCTATATTCTTCAAGTGCCTTTACGCACCTATCCTTATTCATATGTCCCATTGGCATAATACCGGAAAGCCTTGCATTGCAACGGTCTATACCATATTTGAGATCGATATTTGACATCTTCTTTATATCCATATTAATGTAGATTTTAAAAATTAGACATTCGATTGTATAATGAAAACTAATCTTTTATGTCATCGTCTTTTCTATGCTTATAAGCGTAATAAATAGCGCAGCACATATTTACAAGAGCATTGATAAGCAATAGATTTTGTACCCAAATATCGAAACCGGCTATGTAGCTAATCTGGTAGGATATGAATGATAGCCAAAAGACAATTTCTTCATATTGATAACTTTTCATATTTTCTTTTTGCTATTTCTTTTTGAACAATAAGCATATCCTAATTGCGTTCCCTACCAAGTTTACATTCTTCTCTTTGCAGGTAATGACCAGTTCTGAGAACACTTTAGAGTGTATGCAATCACTACACCTTGCATGAGTAATTTCTTTCTTAGCCATATTATAATTTTATTGGTAATCCTGCATAAACCCATGATAGGATGCAGGAATCCCTGGCATCCTGATTTAACCTCTTATCCAATCCCCCAACGATCTTTGATAGTTCTTCTTGAGTTATCTTCCCGTCTTTACCCTTCCAGCATTTTCTAAGAGGTCTAATTTCGTCAACTTCCAGTCCTATATGCCTTGCCATTTCAGCTATTTTGCGAGCGACCTCATGGTTTCGACCAGTATTCTGACCTATTTTAGCTGCAGCAGCCGGAGTGGAGCGTGTAGCGTGCCAGTTGCTTTCATTCATCCAGCCGGCCTCGACAACGACTATGATAGATTCTTTTTGACGATCAACAAAATCCTCTTTCATGTACTTTAAGTAGTCAACAAGGAGAGGAAATGAAAGATTAGTCACGTTTAAACACCTTGATTTAACATGAAGCTCTGTAACTCCTGATTTGTCACAATCGGGATCTATTCCTATTACTCTGTCTTTCTTAATCATAATTGTAATTGTCGTAATCATCCGGTTCAAAATCCGGAATATCATATCCAAAATCCATAATTCCAATATCAATGTGGGGCGGATCGGAATCGAACCAATCTAATATACATCTACTACCTTTCGCCCCTAAACACCCTGCATATTCTCACGAACGGCAGGGGGTGAAAACCTAAATTATTAACCGCATGAAGTTCTACTTATGTTTACACCTTAGTATCTCCCGTCTCTTTATTATTGCTCTCCCCGTACATATTGTGTAGGAGCTTAAAGAATGAATAAGGGTGGATTTTGCCATCCCAATATCATCTTCACTCAAATAATCAAATATGGCAGAAATACTACCAAAGAAATGATCTTGTTTTTTAAAGATCAAATGAACATGTATTACTCTCATAGTTCCATATTTTTCTTATTTGGAAATAAGTGATTCAATTTTCTTTAAATCCTTCTTGGTTAGTCGAACTGCATCAGCTACCCGACTACAGCCTTTATCTTCTACATGATCTACAATTTTTGATACATGTCGAAGAAATGATTTTATCAGGTAGTCGGGGAGTTGATGTTGTTTCATAAGCCATTTTCTTTTTTTTGTTGCATCCCAATCGGGTAGGTGTTTGTGCTATGTACAGTGCTTTAAATTCTTTTTCCATTATACTCTGATGCCATCTCTTCATAGCCAGGATCACCAAAGTAGGGTAGATAGCATCCTAACTCTGATTGAGCCCAGATTTTCATCTTGTCCATGAATGAAGATAATTCGGAAGTGCTCATTTCAGATGTTTTGTAATCGACTTGTTGAATTTCTCCCGTAAATCGGTTCGCTTCCTCTTTTGTCCCAAGAAGAGCTCTTTTTATATCTCTCTTGCAGTTATCAAAAGAGGTGTAGCCGGCATGGTCGGCTATTACTTGCACCCACATGTGAAAAAGAGCATTCTGTGATAACGATCTTTTCTTAGTTTTTTTTGTTATTTCGAATGAATCGGTGCCGGACATTAATTTATTGTAATAGGCCTCGGCTCGTTTTCTATCAAAAGGATTTTTGGGGTCAAATAACATAATGCAATATTAAAAAGGTAGTTCGTCTTGAATTGGAGTATTAGGCGGCATAGGTGGAACATAATTCTGTTGTGGTTGTTGATATACCACTTGCTGTTGCGAAGCAGGCTGTGATGACCTTTGCTGTCTTGCTTCTATTTTATATCCTCTTATGGAATTTATATATTTAGTTTTCCCTTGTGCATCAATCCATTTCCTTCCTTGTATTTCGAAAGAAACAGTAACAATGTCATTTATTTGGAAATTGTTAAGCTCAGCACATCTGTCTCCCGAAAATTCAAACATTGGAAAATTTTCGAATTTATCACGTTCTCCAGTGTATGGATCGAACCGCGTAGAATCAATAACTACTTCTCTTTTCACAAAAGGATTACCGCCGTTTTTGGAAGGAATTTCCTGAATAGGTCCTATGTAGGAAATTTTGCCAGTAATTGTATTTGCCATTTTTATTTGAATTTAATTGTGTAACTTTGTTTTGCCATTTTAACCGCAGGGTGCAGTGTTATGATCTCCCCAGTGTTATCGTCTACAATAGTTGTATTATCGGGAACCGATTTCAAGAATCCTTCTCGCTCTTTCATCTTTGCTTGTAGTTCTTTCAAACTTGCCAAATATGCGTTGTATACAGGATCATTGCAAACGCTGTAGTCATATGAAACTCCCATCTCTTTTAATGTTATCTCGCATCCGTTCCATGAAGTAGACTTGCCGTATTTCTCTGTCTCAGTAATAACGGAATCTTTTATTCTATCGTCATCCAATACTTTCTTCAATGTGTCATATAACCCTTTTATCTTAGCCACATGTTCTATCGGGTTTACATCGCCATCAAGAACAGGTATGATGATCGAATTTGCAAGTTCTTGTTGACTTTGCTTGGTGACAGGGAATATCCCTATCTTCTTAATACTATTCTCCATATTTCGATTTTTTATATTGTAGATACATATCTATTACTGTTTGTAATTCAACTGCCCCTATCTTGTAAAGGCTTTCCATTAACCGAGATACGGAGAAGTTTTGCTTTTTCTGTTTTGCATCCTTCTCCTTTTCTTCTATAAAGGCATACAATTTGTTCATGGACTCATCATTGTTCAGAAAGTCCGGTCGGAAAATCTTACGTGCGTCCAGATTAGTCTTTGGTGTATCCGCCGTATTTGCTTGCAAGTTAGATGCTTTGTTTGCATCATCATCATCGTCTATATTTAGGTTTAAAATAGAGCCGATAGCATATCTACGCTGGTAAGTAATACAAGATCCTATGCTTTGAGGATCATTCTTTACAGGACGCATAGCGTATGACGATAAAATCCATTCACCGGAGTTGTGCATAAGTATTGTTTCTAACTCATTCTCTCCTTTAGGCATCTGCATAATAGAAAGCCCGCATTCTGACAATGGTTTTTGTATCACATCCAGTATATCTGCCAGTGAGGCATATTTACTTTTAAAGTAGGGATTTTTGCTGTCTTTTTTCACCTTCCCAACCTCTTGCTGGAATTTGCAGAGAGCATTGGCAATCTCTTTTATCGATTCTGATCTTTCCATATTATAAATGTTTAATGTGTGGGCGCTAGGGAATCGAACCCCTTTCTTCCCCGGTAGGGGACGCTTTACCATTAAGCTATGCGCCCTGTTGCCTGCCTCCTGGCGGTAATTGTTCCCGGATAACCTATCAAAGTACACCGGGATGTTGTTTGAAATAATAAATAGAAACAAAATAACCGGTCTCTCACCGGACACTGTCCTTTAACAGCGGAGTTGATTAATTAAACATTGATTATTAATACTCACCCTACCGTGCTCCTGCCTACCGGACCATTGCAAATGTCAAGGTCTACCACTTTCAAGATTTGCGGTTGCCGGTCTGAGGCGAGGTTTACACCTCGGATGTTAAATTATTTCGTGAAATGAACTAAAATGGGACGTTACAATTCCATTGGCAGAAGTAGTTATCACATACTCTTGCTATTTTAAAATACTGCGGAGACCAGCTAATAAAGATGTTCCACTTATTACATATAGTTATAATTCTACACTTTTTCATTATTCCCCCACCTATGGAATGGCATCTACTAATTGCTATTATCTTTCTCATAACCTATTTTTAATTTCGGGAAGTGAATTATTATTCTGTCTCTAAACTCTCTGCAAGTTCTTCAAGAGCACCTCGTACAAAGGCTGTTGTTTCATCACTACATCGACTTAAGAAATTCAACAATGTGCTCTGAATATTGTACCATTCATTTAACTCCTGCTGTAAATATTCTTTTTCATTCATATCTATTTGAATTTCATCTTTTCCAATGCTTCTATCTGTTTTTTCAAAGAAGCAATCTTTTTTAATCTCATCTTCTCGGCTCTTTCCATAGCTTGTTCTCTTGTCCTAAAAGCTTCTTTGCCTAAAGAATAACTTGAAAATTCCCCTTTCACGTATGCTATTTCATATTCATATCCATAATCGCGTATTTCCGCTTCTTTTTCCAATATGCCTTTTGTTAAGGCATATTTAGTTATAAAAACTTTTTCCATACTTTTTATTGTTAATCAATACTTCTTTCCGTGCATTACAGGTCTGAGTGTGTTGTATTTTATCTTCTGGTCAATATGCCAAAGAAGATAAATACCCAATATATCAGCATGTAAGAATATTGTCACTATATTGGTGATTACCTGTTTAATGTTGATACTCCCCCATTCCTTCTGATTCTGTTTTTTATCTACCGACCGAACACCTCTTTGAATTTGTTGTCTAAAGCATTAAGTATTCTAACCCTTATTGCCGGATCACAACTTATATTATCAATCGAATAGATTCTAGCGAGAAGTTGTTCTCTTGAACCGCAGAAACATCCACAAGTATAAAAAGGGGCGATTTGGGGGTAATTGTGTTTATACCACATATGATTAGTTCCTTTTACCGCCACATAGTTTTTAGTGACTACGAAATCGTAGGTTGTTTCTTTATAACCCGGTGTGTTAGGGTTCCCGGCAGCGCTACAGCGGACATCACAGTTGCTATCCTTAGCCAGTTCAGTTAACACTTCTACCGGTGTGTTAGGGTTCCCGGCAGCGTTAC